GGTCGGCCGCCGTTCGATGGGCCGGTGGGCGTCGATGTCACCTTCTACGTGCCGCGCCCCAAGTCGGTGACGCGCGAGTACCCCGAGGTCAAGCCGGACGCCGACAAGCTTCTCCGCTGCACGCTCGACGCGCTGACCGGCATCGCCTACCGCGACGACGCGCAGGTGATCGCACCGCACCCCACGAAGCTCTACGCGAACGACGGCCAGCCCGGCGCGTCGATCGAAGTCTATCGGTACCCACGAACGGCCGGCCCGGTGTCGGCGAGGAGTGACGAGCGATGACGCTAGTCGAATCGATCTTGGATGCCGTCGCGCGCGGCTGCCGCGTGGAAATCTACAGCGACCAAGGGGTCGTTTTCGTCGAGGCCCGCAAGCGGACAGTCGACGAGGTCAACGTTTGCTCTCGCGGCGTCGGCTCATACGAGCTCGCGTCGTCGAAGCTCGGCCCCGACTTCGTGCTCGCCAACGCGGTGCAGTCGACGTCATCGGCGCTGGGGTTGAAGCCATGAGCGCCCCGCAGAAGTTCACCGACCTCGCGACCGCCCTCGCGGCCTACCGCGCCGGCACCTGCCGTCGGTGGGTCCAGGTCGACGGGTGGCAGATCGACTTGGTGCAGGCCGCCGAGCCAAGCAAGGTGGCGAGGCCGGACGATGATCGACAGCCGCTACTGATCTCGCAGTGGGCGTCGGCAGATCGCGAGGCCCACGACTACACCGCCGCTCACAACATCGCCGCCGAACTGAGTCAGGCCGTCGAGGTGCTGCCACCGCTCGCCGAACCGGCGATCGCGGCGCCGCCGGTCGAGTGCTGCCGGGCGTGCGGGCGGCCGCTGATCGGCGGTGCGCCGTGAGGTGGTGGCGCGACTGCGCGGCTGAGTGCGCGGCGTGGGTTGCTGCGCTCGATGATTCATCGCGCCACTGGTGGGCCCGCGTCAACGATGACGAGATCACGATCGAACTGCCGCCGATGCCGTCGTTTACGTGGGCGACCTTCGATCCGCCCAGTGGCCGGCGGTTCGTTATAGTCGATGGCCGATGGGTCGAGACGACGGAGGTTGCACCATGAGGCCGACCCGCATCCTCTGCCCGCAGTGCGGCCGGTACCCCAACGCGATCATGCGCTCCGGGATCGAGATCGTCGAGGAGCACCAGTGGCGTCGCGGCATCGCCTGCACCGGCGGCGGTGTGGCGGTGCGCGCCCTGATGGACGACGCGGCGAAGGCGCCGCCGATGACGGTGGTGGGGCCGTGAGCCTCAGCGACGGCCCGCGGCGATCGTGCGGCGAGCCGTTGCGGCTGCCGATGATCGACGAGACGCCAGGCGAGCCGCGCATGCCCGCGAGCCGCGCGCAGTGCCGCGGCGAGGGCATCTGCCCGGTGCTGCGCTGCAGGTACAACCTTGCGATGCACGTCACCACGAGCGGAACGATCGTCGTCGGGGCGCGGGGACATAACGCGCGTGGGATCAGCCTGCCGCTCAAGCGCACCGCGCGGGGCCTGGCGCGCGATGGCGCCGACGTCACGACCCAGATGGCCGATGCCGTGGTCGCGATGGCCGAGCGGCTGCCGTCGCTGTGCGCGCTGGACTACGCCGAGCAGGGCGGGATGAGCCGCGTCGAGCTCGGCAAGGTGCTGGGCATCAGTCGGCAGCGGGTGCAGACGATGATCGATGAGATCGTCGCGAAGCTGCGACGTGACCCGGATGCGATGGAGTTCCTGTCCGGGTGGTGAGTCAGGGTCCGGGCGAGGTCGTGCCGGACCTTCGCTCGTGATCCAGAATGCGCATGGCGTGCCAGTGGAGCGCAACTCTTTGACGGGATCTCGCTGCTAACAGTCGCTCTCCAGCACAAGAGTTACTGTCGTTCCGCGGGTGTGCGAAGGGTGGATGGCGCACCCGGTCAGTGCCGGGCAGCCCAGCGCAGACATGAGCCGCACGCCGTCGCACGATGACTCCGACCGATCGCCGCCCGAAACGCGGGAGGTGCGGTTCAAATTCGCGCTCGAATTGCTCGAGGGCGACGGGCTGCGGCCTGCCGCGGTAGTCCGCGAGCTGATGGGCAAGTTCGGCATCTCGCGCCGCACCGCCTACGAGGATCTGCGGGTCGTAAACACGCGGATCCGCGAGGCCATCGAAGAGATGACCCCGTTCTATGCGGCGACGGTCAAAGAGGAGCTGGGCCGCCTCGCCCGCGCCGCCGAGAAGGCCGGCGATTTCCGATCGGCCGTCCAGGCGACGACGCAGCTCGGCAAGTTCTGCGGCGTGTCGGAGTCCAGCGACTCCAAGCAAGCCGCCGCCCTCTCGCCCGAGGAACTGCAGGCCCAACTGGACGCCGCCATCCGCGCCAAGCTCGAGGCGATGCCGCCCGACGAGATCGCGGCGCTGCTCGCGCGCAAGGGGGATTCGTGATCGCCGCCTCGACCTCACCGCCCCCGCTTGCCCCGTCCACTGAGCCCCGCCGCGTCCGCATCTGGTTCCGCGACGCCGTGCCGACGGACCTGCCCTACGTCGCCCACTCGTGGCGCGAGTCGTGGCGCCTCGCCGACCGGTGCCACGCGATGCGGGGCCGCGACTACCGGCGCCTCTTCGACGACGAGGTGCGCGGCGGCCTGATGACCCTCGACGACACGCGGATCACGATCGGCTGCGACCCGTCGGCGCCGGATCGGATCTGGTGCTGGGCCGCGCACACGCCGGGCCTGATCCCGACGCTGCACTACGCGGTGACGCGGCGCCACGCCGACCAGTCGCCGATGCGCCGGATCGGGCTGTTCACGCGGTTGGTCGCGGCGATCGGCGTGCGCGACGCGGTGGTCTACACGTTCCGCCCGGCCGCGCGCAGCCACCGCCACGACAAGCGTGGCACCGGGATCGAGGAGTCGCTGCTCGAGGCGGCGCAGCGGGCCGGCATCGTCGCCCGGTACCACGCGATCGAGGAGTTCATGCACCACCGGCGAGGGGGCCAGTTGTGATCATCCACCGTTTCGTCTTCCTGTCGCCCGTCCAGCTCCCCGGCAAGGCGCCGACGCTGGTGTTCGAGCCGGCTGCTGCGGGCAACCACGGCCACACCGCGCGCCGCCTGCCCGACGGTTGGCTGTTCTGCGGCCCGCCCGGCGCCACGTCAGGACTGTCGACGAGCGGGCGCGACGAACTGGCGGCGATCGGCGAGAGTCCCGACGGCGTGGCGCTCGGCGTGCTCGTGCCGCACAGCCAGGTGGTCGTGCACTACGCGGGGCAGTGGGTCATCGGCGAGAAGCTGCCCGAGTCAGCGCCGTCCTTCGAGCTCTGCGTCGAGCGATCGAAGGCCGCCGAGTCACAGCGCAAGGTCGAGGCGCAACCCCCGCCGCCCCCGGAGCCGCCGCCTGCGCCAGTCGCGGTCGCCCCGCCTCCGACCGCCTCGCGCCGCCGCACCCCGGCCGGGATGGCGCCGCCCCCGCCGCCCCCACCGAGCGTGGGCTGGGTCGACGAGTAGCGATGGCTCGCGCCGCCGCCGTCCTGCTGTCGCTCGCGGCGCTCCTCTCCGAGCAGTCGCAGCGGCAGGCGCGCGCCGCCGGTGCCAGCGCCGACCAGGCGGCCCGCCTTGCTGCGGTCGCGACCGGGCTGCGCGTCTACCACCCGAAGCAGGGCGCGTTCTGCGAGGCGCGGTCCAAGCGCCGCGCCGCGAAGTGCACCCGCCGCGCCGGCAAGTCGCGCGGCATCCTCCGCGAGTCGCTGGCCCGCTGCCTGACGCGCGGCCGGTACCGCGTCGTCTACTGCCACGCGACCCGCGCCGAGGCCGAGCGCATCGCCTGGCGCAGCGACGTCGGCGACGGCTGGCGCGATCTCGTCGAGCGGTCGGGGCTCAAGGTGGCGCGCACGCGGCGCGAGTTCGAGACGAAGCCCGACGCGGACTGCCTCGTCAACGAATCCGACCTGACGATCGAGTTCCGCAACGGGTCACAGCTCGCCATTTTCGCCGCCGACCGTGCCGAGGACGCCGACAAGCTGCGCGGCGGCGAGAAAGATCTGGTCATCGTCGACGAGGCCCAGCAGTTCCCGGCACTCGACTACTTCGTCGACAACGTGGCCGAGGCGATGTTGGCCAAGCCGGCGGGCGTCGACCCCGGCGAGCTGTGGCTGACCGGCACCCCCTCGCGGCAACTGTCCGGGCTGTTCTTCGAGATCACCAAGGAGCCCGAGCAGGGGCCGCGCAAGGCGGGCTGGGACGTCCACGAGTGGGCTGTCATCGACAACCCGTACTTCGGCGCGACGGCCGACGAGCGGTGGGAGGCGACCGCCGGCGCCACGCTCCGCAGCAAGGGGTGGAGCCTCGACGCGCCGCCGCCGCAGTTCATCCGCGAATGGCTCGGCAAGTGGACGACCGGCGACGCGCTCTACGTCTACGCGGTCCACGCCAAGCCGCCGCCCGAGTTCGGCGCAGTCCGCGTCGACGCCAAGACCGGCGCCTACGACCACCGCGCGGCCGTCGCCGACCTGCCGCCGTTCTTCCTCGACGAGCGCGGCGTCCAGGAGCCGATCCGCTGGTACTTCACGATGGGCGCCGACTTCGGCTACCGCCCCGACCCGTTCGCGTGGGTGCTGTGGGCATGGTCGCCGCAGATCGACGACGTCTACGAGATGGGCGCGTGGAAGCGCACCGAGCTGACGCCCGACGAGATGCGCGACCACATGCACGCGATCTGGACGCAGTGCAAGGAGGCGCTGGTGTCGATCCGCGGCGACGCGGGCGGGGCGATGGCGAGCGCGTCGATCGCGCAGTGGGAAGAGGTGATCAAGCTGCCGATCGAGCCCGCCGACAAGTCCGGCCTCAAGGAGACGGCGATCGAGCTGTTCAACGGCGAGATCTACTCGGGCCGCATCCACTACCGCCGCGGGTCGGCGCTCCTCACCGAGCAGCGCGAGCTGCAGTGGCGCCTGTTGCCGAGCGGAAAGCGCGTCGAGTGGAAGGAGCGCACCGTCGACGGCGTCAAGCACGGCAACCACTGTAGCGACGCGGGGTTGTACGGGCTGCGCGACATCCTCGGCCGGCAGACGCAGCACGCGACGGCCCCGACCGATCCGCAAGCGGCCGAGCGCGCGCAGGTGGCGCGGTGGCTCGACGCGAGCACGAAACGAGCGTCGCTGGGCGACGACCTGTACGGAGGTGAGTGATGCGCATCGCGATCACCGGCGGCCCGCAGACCGGGAAGACCACGCTGGCGGTGGACATGGTCGCCGATCGCAAGGATCGCGGCATTGACCCCGACGCGGTACTGATCCACGGCGACGACTTCATCGAGCTCGGATGGTCGCAGTCCTCGCAGGCGCTGGCCCACGCGATGCGCACCCCCGGGCCGTGGGTCGCCGAGGGCGTCCAGGTGCCGCGCGCGCTACGCAAGATGCTCGAGGCGCGGCCCGACGTGAAGCCGATCGACCGGCTGATCATCCTCGGGACGCCGCGCAAAGACCAATCCGAGGGCCAGCGGCGCATGTCGCTCGGCCTCGACACCGTGCTGGCCGAGTTGCTGCCGCGCCTACGGGGCCTCGGCGTGGAGATCGAGAAGCCATGAGCGCCCCGCCCAAGTTCGTCAGCGAGCCCGACCCGTCGGCCTACGAGCCGCGCCCGATCGGCGACGAGGCCACCGCCGCCGCCGTCGCCGGCGCGCAGGAACTGCTCGCGTGGATGCGCGCCCACGGCTACCGGGCGCAGTCGATCCAGGTCGGCCCGGTGCAGGTGATCGGCGTCTGCGACGACTTCCCGCGGCGCCGCGCGCCGACGCCCTCCGACCCCAGCTACGAGGACTGACCCATGGCCGAGATGACCGACCCGCCCGAGATGGACATCGGCAGCGCCAAGCGCCAAGGCGCGACCGTGCGCACCGGCGACGCCACCGACGCGAAGTTCTGGGACGCGCCGGTCGGCGACGACCCGTGCAAGCCCACCCCGGTGCACGGCAAGGTGATCGAGTGGTCCGGGCGGCTGCGCACCGCGTGGAAGAAGCTGACCCGCGCCGACCGCGAGCACGACGCGATCTACGAGTCGCGCCGCCTGACCCGCCGCGGCGGCTCGGTCCGCGCGGCCGGCCTGCGCCAGCTCGATCTGTCCGGCTTCGACTCGACGCGCCTGTTCGTGACCACCTCGATCGTCGACACGTTCGTCGCCCGCATGGCCAAGCGTAAGGCCATGCCGATGTTCGTCGTCGATGACGCCGAGTGGTCGCTGAAGCAGCGCGCGCAGGATTGCAAGCGGTGGCTCCACGGCAAGCTGCGCGAGGCCAGCTTCGACAAGCTGTACCCCGCGATCATCCGCGATGCCTCGGTGCGCGGTGACGGCGTGGTCTACGTCGACGAGACGGACGACGACATCCTGATCGAGCGCGTTCATCGTCGCGAGCTGCTCGTCGACCCGTACGAGGCGCGGCAGGGCGCTGGGGCAGTGCGGACGATGTATCGCGTGCGCGCCGTGAGTCGCGACAGCCTGATCGCCCGGTTCCCGCACCACGCCGACGCAATCCGCCGCGCGCCGATGTCGATCGAGCCCGAGGTGTCGACCGCGGACTGGCTTGCGACCGAGAGCGCGCTCGGCACCCGCGACACGGTGGACTTCGTCGAGGCGTGGCACCTGCCTGACGACGACTGCGACGACGCGGACGACGCGTGCACCGGCCGCCGCGCCGCGTGCATCGAGGGCGCGACGCTGTGCTACGAGGACTGGACGACGCCGCGCTTCCCCTTCGCGCGGCTCACTCGGTACGCGCCGCAGGATGGCTTCTGGGGCCGCGGCGACGTCGAGCTGCTGCGCTCGCTGCAGGCGATCATCAACCAGATGGTCGACGACATCGGGATGAACGTCGCGGTCACCGGCAAGGGCGTGTGGATCACGCCGCCGGGCATCCAGCCGGGGCAGCTCGTCGGATACCGACCGTTCCACCTCGAGATGCCGGCGGGCGCGCAGGGCCGGACCGAGTTCTACCACCCGCCGCCGATCTCGCCGGCAACGCTCGACCTGCTCGAGCGGTTCATCGGCAAGGCCCACGAGCTCACCGGCGCGGCGCAGTGGTTCTCGCAGGGCCGCAGCCCGCTCGGCGCCGGTGCGTCGGGTGTCGCGCTCGACACGCAAGAAGACCTGCTGTCCGATCGTCACTCGGTGTTCGAGGGCGGCTGCTCGCAGTTCGTCGTCGACGTCGCGCAGTGCCTGATCGACGCGGCCCGCCGGTGCGCCATGCGCATGAAGGCGGCCGAGGGCGAAGAGGAGCCGGGCGAGTCGGAGGACGACGAGATGAGCGACAAGGCCGAGCCGACTGCCAAACCACGCAAGCGCACGCTGCCGTCGGCGTGGCTCGACAAGACCGGGATGCACCGCTTCGATTGGGACTCGGTCGCGATGGAAGAGGAGCAGTACCGGCTGCAGATCGAGCCGACCAGTTCGATCCCATCGACGCGCGCCGGTAAGCTGGCGTGGATCTCCGAGATGATCGGGAAGGGCGTCATGCCGTCGTCGTCCGCGGCGCTGCTCTACGACGAGCCCGACGTGGCCCACGCCAACCGGGTGCAGCTCGCGGCGCTGAAGAACGTCGAGCGCATGGTCGAGATCGCCGGCGACCCGTCGCAGGACCTGCCGACCCCCGAGGAGTGGCACGACCTCGACGCGCTGCTCGTCTACTGCAAGGCGTACTACAACCGGGCGCAGGCCGAGCGCGCGCCCGAGGAAGTCCAAGCGCGCTACCGCGACCTGGGCGACGCGGCGCTGCTAATCCGCGATCGCGGCAAGTCCGCGCCGCCGCCGGTCGATCCGACCGCGCCACCGCAACCGCCGGGGCCGCCGATGGGCGCGCCGCCCGGCCTCGACCCGATGGCGGCCGGCATGCCGCCGGGAATGTGAGCCACCGTGAGTGACCTAGGAGCAACGTCCGTCCCAGGCGCGATCGTCGGCACCGATGCCGCCGTTGCGTCGTCCTTCAGCGCGCCGATCGTCGAAGTCGTCATGGGCAGCGACGCCGAGGCGCGCACCGCTGCCACCGCGCCACGCATCGCCACCGGCGACCGGCTCGCGTCGATCCTGGCGCGCGGCAAGGAGGGCGACGCGAAGCCCGCCGAGTCGAAGCCGGACGAGCCGCCGCCCGACGAGGCAGTGCCCGAGGATCCGCCGGCCGATGGCGAGGCCAAGCCCGACGCGCCGCCCGAGGACAAGTCCACCGACGAGGCCAAGCCGGACCCGGCCGCCGCGGCGGTGCATGCCGCCGAGCTCGAGGCGGCTCGCGCCGAGGCGGTGCTCTTGCGCCGGCAGCTCGAGGCCACGGGCACCGTCACGGACGACGACCGCTTGGGCTACGTCGACAAGCCGCTTGACGCGGTGCGCGGGTTCATCGCGGCTCGCCTCGGCGTGAAGCCGGACGCCAAGGAAGTCGCGGACGAACTGGCTTTCTTGCGCCAAGAGTTGCTGATCGACGCGATCGGTGCTGATACTCTGGCGGACGACAGGAAGCTTCAGCGCAGCCAGGAACACACCGATCGCCGCTGGCGACTCGGACAGCAACTCCAGGCAGCTTCCAAGGAGACGCAGCGAGCCACCGAGCAGCGGACCGCCGCTGTCCGACTCGTCTCCTCGGTGATCGACGCCACCAAGGCCGACCACCCGTACCTAACGCTTGCCACCGTTGACGGGCTGGACCCCGCTGCGGTGGCACTGGACCTCTGGGTCACAGCGCGGCGAGAGGGGCGGGTAAAAGACCTCGACGACGACGCCGCGAACGCTCGCGAGGCACTCCGACTCGCCAATTCGTACTTCAAACACAGGGCCGACAGGATCGCCAAGATCCGGCCCGTTGACACCTCCCAGGCACCGGCGACCACGCCGACCAAAGCCTCCGCTCCAGCGGGGCAGCCCGGGCAGCTCAAGCAGACCCCGTCGAAGGCACCGGCCAAGGCCGCCAGCGCACCGCCCCCGACACTGAGCGCCCGCCAGGCCGCCGCCCCGCCGAGCGCCAAGGCCCCGTCGGACGGATCGCCGCGGGTCATCGTTGACCCGCACGACCCGGCGAACCGCGCAGCGAGGATCGCTGCGGCGATCGCCAAGCGACAGCAGGGCTGACACACGTCGGCGGCGCAGGACCGGATGCGGGGAGGTGAGGAGCAACGCTCACCATGACCGCAACCGCATTCGCTGACGTCGATGCCTCGCTGAAGGAGATCTACAGCGAGGATCACCGCAAGTCTCTCGCCTACGTCGACAACGTTCTGCTCGCCACCGTCGGCAAGGAGCAGAGCGGTGGCGACTACTTCGTCCAGGCCGTGCGCACCCGCGCGCCGGGCGGGTCCAGCGCGACCTACTCGAAGGCCAAGACGAACAACACCGCCTCGAAGATGTTCAAGATGAACATCTCGCGCGCCGACCTGTACCAGCGGGTCGCGATCAACCTCAACCTCTTCACCGCCGCGAAGAAGTCCAGCGAGTCGATCTACCAGATCACCAAGGAGTTCGACGAGGGCATGAAGGAGCTGGGCTCGAAGATCGAGCGCCGGCTGTACCGCGGCAAGTCGGGCAAGATCGGGCAGGTCGCGTCGACGACCACCGTCAGCGGCACCACGATCATCCTGACCGACAAGGCCGACGCGTTCAACTTCCAGCCCGGCGACAAGATCAACTTCAGCACCGCGGACGGCGGCGGCTCGGTCCGCGCCGGCGGCACGCTGTCGGGCATCCTGACCGTGCTGTCCGTCGACGAGCAGGCCGGCACCGTCACCACGGCCGGCGCGAACATGAACACCGAGGCCGGGATCGCGGTCCTCGACTACATCTTCCAGGACGGCGACTACGACGCGTGCCCCAACGGGCTCGAGGACTGGCTCCCCGTCGACAGCCGTACCGCCAAGCTGGCGGCGTCGTTCAACGGCCTGACCCGCTCGCAGGACCCGAACCGCCTCGGCGGCATCTATGTCGACGGCACCGCGGTCAGCGGTGACCTGAACGACATCGCGCTGAAGCTGGCCGGCGACATGTCCAAGTACGGCGCCAAGCCGGAGCTGTGGATCCTGCCCACCGACCAGCTGACCGTGCTGCAGCAGATCTGGCTCGCCGCGCGCATCCCCTACACGCCGATCACCGTGTCGGCGTCGGAGCGGATGGCCGACGGCTCGATCCTCAAGATCAGCGAGATCGCCTCGGGCATGAGCGCGCAGGTCGGCCCGTACCGCATGAAGGTGATCGGGACCCGGCACTGCCCGAGCAACCGCATGTACATGCTCGAGCCATCCACCTGGACCCTCCGCTACACCGGCGGCGGCGTCCCGTTCTTCGCCACCGAGGAGATCGAGGGTTCGATCATGCGCCTCGACACCAGCGGCTCCACGGCCCCCGAGGTCGAGGCGTGGCTGGCGGCGTTCTGCAACCTCGGCTGCGAGGCGCCCGGCCGCAACGGCGTCGCCAAGCTGCCCACCGCCTGAGCCAAGGAGCCACGCATCATGTTCATCAATCCCAAGTACGTCCTGAAGCTCACCACGTCGGCGGCGGTCACCATCGATGTCGTCGTCGCATACGTCGACCTCGGCGTGAACCGCGACCAGAAGCCGGCCAGCGTCCCGACGCTGATCAGCACCGCGACCACCACCAACATCTGCACCGGGCCGACCAACTCCGTCCTCGGGCGGCAGGTCGAGACCATCTCGATCCGCAACCGCGACGTCGCGTCGTGCGACGTGACGGTCAAGCTGTTCGACGGCGACTCGACCACGGCCGAGGTCTACAAGGTGACCCTCGGCGCCGGCGCCCACCTGTTCTACGAGCGCAACTCGGCGGGCTGGACTGTCACGCCGACCACCACGCTCAACGCGGGCGTGTTGCTGACCACCGCGGCCGACGTCGCGAATTCGGCGGCCGACACGCTGGCCAACATCACCGGCCTGTCGTTCGCGGTCACCTCGGGGCAGGTGTACCGCTTCCGCGCGGTCGTCCCGTACACCGCGGCGGCGACCACGACCGGCGCGCGCTTCACGATCAACGGCCCGGCGATGACCCACATCAGCTACACCAGCCGGTACCCGCTGACCGCCTCGACCGAGACGTTCGGCTACTACACGGCGCTGCAGCAGCCGGCCGCCGCGAACGCCTCGTCGCTGACCACCGGCAACGTCGCGGTGGTCGAGGGCTTCTTCAAGCCCTCCGCGGACGGCACCGCGGCGATCCAGTTCGCCAGCGAGGTCGGCGCCTCGGCGATCACCGCGCTGGCCGGCGCGACCCTCGAGTACGTCCGCACCGTCTGAGTCCCTGCCCCGCAAGGGGCCACCGCGGGCGAGTGAGCCAGCAACACGGCGGCCTCATACGCCGCAGAACCGGGTGCGATTCCCGGGCCCGCAACGAACAGCATGACCGCGATCACCCTCGCCACCCTTCGCACGCGTGCTCGCCAGCTCGGCGACTACGAGAACTCGACGGTCTTCACCGACGCGGTGATGACGCCGTGGGTGAACGAGGCGATCGGCGACTACTTCGACCTGCTCGACGAGCACTTCGACGGCTACCGCGACACGACGGACACCGTGACGACCACGGCGAGCGTCGCCACCGTCGCGCTGCCGGCCGCGTTCCTCAAGGCGCGGGCCGTCGACATCCTCGACGGCGGCACCTACCGGCAACTGCGCCGCTTCCAGCCCGGCCCGCAGGCGCTGGGCTTCGACCAGGCGACCGGCCGCCCCGTCGGGTACCTCCACGTCGGGACCAACCTCGAGCTGTTCCCGACGCCCGACGCGGCCTACACGATCCGCCTGCGCTACGTGCCGGCGATGACGGCGCTGTCCGCGGACGGCGACTCGATCGACGTGCCGAACGGATGGGAGGGCTTCATTGTCCACTCGATCCTGTTGCGCTGCGACGAGCGCGAGGAGCGGCCCCTCGGCGACCGCCTGGCCGCGATCGACCGCTACCGGGCGCGCATCGTCCGCGCCTCGCAGAACCGCAACACCGCCGAACCAGCGTACCTGCCGATGCCGTGGGAGGGCTCGACGTGGCCCGGGTGAGCGGCAAGCGGAGGACTCGCGACGTCATCGCGAAGCCCGCCGTGCCGGGCGTGCCCGAGGCGTACAACGCCAGCGAGGTCGACCGCGCGATCGACTCGGTGGCCGCGGCGACGGAGCGCGTGATCGACAAGCTCGAGCCGCACATCGGCGCGGGCGGCGCGGCGCACGCGGTCGCGACGACCACGGCGGCCGGGTTCATGCCCGAGCTCGACGGCGACCCGACGCACTACCTCGACGGCACCGGGGCGTGGTCGACGCCGAGTGGTGGCGGTGGCGGCCTGTCCGATGGCGACCGGGGCGACATCACGGTCAGCGCCGGTGGCACGACGTGGACGATCGACGCCCTCGCGGTCGACACCGGCAAGCTGGCGGCCGACTCGGTGACCAACGCCAAGCTGGACAACGTCGCGACCTCAACGCTCAAGGGCCGCGTCACGGCCGGCACCGGCGACCCCGAGGATCTGACCGGGACGCAGGCCACGACGCTCCTGGACACGTTCACGGCGGCGCTCAAGGGCCTAGCCCCGGCGTCCGGCGGCGGGACGTCCAACTTCCTCCGCGCCGATGGGACGTGGGCCGCGCCGGCGAGCGGATCGGCCGCCAGCGTCGACGAGATCCTGGCGATCGGGGCGATGCTGTGAAGCTGCTCTCGACCCAGAAGCTCGAGCTGGCGACGTCCACGGCCGACGCGATCCACGTAGTCGCAGGGTGGGCCGACATCGACAAGACCGCCGCGACGACCTACACGCCCGGCACGACGGACACGACGTTCAGCTCGGCGACCACCAAGACGATCGTGGCGGCGCCGTCGACCTCGTCAATCTATCGCGAGGTGACCGACATCTCGATCCGCAACGAGGGCGCCGGCGCGAACACGGTACGGGTCCAGCGCGACACCGGCGGCACCGACGTCGTGATCGAGTCCGTCTCGCTGGCCGCCGGCGAGTCGCTGCGGTTCGAGTCGCGTACCGGATGGGACCGCTACACCGCGCTGGGCGAGCGCATGGTGTCGGGCCGCGACGGCGCCGATGGTGCGACGGGCGCCGCCGGCGTCGGAACAAGCGGAACGGTCGAGTTGGACTTCGGGGCCTGGCCAGGATCGGCGCACGCGACGGTGGCTGTGACTGGACAGGCGACGATCGCTGGCGCGTCGGTAACCGAGGCGTGGATCGTGCCGGTGGCGACCGCTGATCACACGGCCGATGAGCACCTGGTCGAGAGCATCCGGGTCATCGCCGGGCCTCCGACGGCGGGCGTCGGCTTCACGATCCACGGCTTCTTGCCCGACCGGCCCGGCCCGGCCCCGCTGTTCATCGCCCAGCGCAACGCGGGCGGGCGCAGCAACGTGATCCCCACGCGCGTCAGTCCCTTCAAGCGTGCGCGCCTCTACGGCCGGTGGTCGGTCGGCTGGCGCTGGAGTTGATATGCCCATCGAGATCATCGGCAGCACCGGATACGAACTCGACACCGACGCGGCGGGGGCGGTCAAGCACGTCGCGCGCCCGACCGACTCCACCGGCTTCGGCCACTACACCTACGGCGGGTTCACCGGCATCATCCCGGCCGCGCTCGCCGCCAACTCGGAGATCTTCCAGTTCCGCTGGGCCGACGCCACCCGCGTCTGCATCATCAACGAGATCAAGATCTCGGCGTGCGTGACGACCACGTTCTTTGCCGCGGGCGTGCCGGTCCAGATCGATCTGGTCAAGTCGACCGGCTGGACCGTCGCCGGCACGCTCGGCACGGCGATTAGCCCGGCCGCACTGCTCAAGAAGCGGACCTCGATGTCGTCGTCGCTGATGTCGTCCGGCGACGCGCGCATCGCGACTACGGCCGCGCTCGGCGCCGGCACCAAGACGCTCGAGACGCTGAGCCTGGCCACGATCCTCGCGCCGGGGCCGATCACGGCCTCGCTCAACGGCCAGATCATCGCTCCGGGAACCATCCTGTACCGCGGCGAGATCGGCGACGGCCGGCACCCGCTGGTGCTCGCGCAGAACGAAGGGTTCTCGATCCGGTCGGTGGCGGTCCCGGCGACGGGCACCTGGCAGGCCGCGATCAGCATCGACTGGACCGAGTCCGCCAACTACTGAGGGACCCATGGGCACCACGACCACCAACATGGGCTTGAGCAAGCCGACCCTCGCCGGGGATTCCTCGACGTGGGACGACCAACTCAACGCGTCGCTGGACCTGATCGACACCCACAACCACACGACGGGCGCGGGCGTCCAGATCCCGGCCGGCGGCCTCAACCTCACGACGGACCTGACGCTGAACGGGACGTGCGCGCTGACCAACGCCAAGGCGCTCGCGTTCACGACCCAGGCCAGCTACACGGTCAGCAAGTCGCTCTGGGTCAAGACCAGCGACGGCGAGCTGTACTGGCGCAACGCGAGCGGCACCGACGTCAAGATGACCTCGGGCGGCACGCTCAACATCGCGATCGTTGGCGGCATCGTCGGTGACTACGCGGCCAGCGCGGCGGCGGTCTACTACGACGACTCGGCGCAGGCGTACCGCTTCCTCGAGGCCGCGCCGTCGCCGAACTCGTGGAGCCGCGTCCAGTGCGGCGACCTCGACCTGTACGAGCACGCCAGTGGCATCGCGAACCGCGTGCGCATCTCGAGCCCGACGGGCCTGGCGGCGAGCTACGCGCTGACGCTGCCGGCGGCGCTGCCGGGCTCGACGAGCATCCTGCAGGTGTCGAGCGCGGGGGCGATCACGGCGAGCAATACGGTGGCGAATGCCGTCGCAATGAGCGCATCGCTGACGGTCGGCACCACGCTGGGCGTCACCGGCTTGATCACGGCAAGTGCGGGCCTCACGGCGAGCGCCAACCAGGATGTGACCATCAGCGGCACGGGCCGCTTCAAGCACGGCAGCATCATCCGCACCGTGTCGCCCCATGCAGGGCAGGGTAGCGGCTACACGCTGGCGGCCGGCTACGTCCAGTCCACCGGGGCAAACACCTACTACCTGCCGATTCCGTTCGACGTCGGCGAGCGCCTGACGACAGTCGACGTCTTCACCTACGGCGATAGCGCGATGGACGTGACGATCGACGTCTGCCTGTACTCGGCGCCGTCGGGTGCTTCGATCACGCGCACGGTCATCGGCACGGCGAGTAACACTAACCAAGGGTCAACCTGGGGCACGAACACGATCAACGTGACCGACACGACGTTGGCCACGGGTGAACAGATTGTCATCGAGTACCAGCCGAACGCCACCAACCTCCGCGTCGGCCCCGCCGTCGCGACCTACGACCGCCCATGAACACGCGGACCGAACACGTACAGGCACGAGCCTGCCATATCGAGCGTGGCCGCGTTCTCGTGCGCCGTCATCGTGATCGTTCCAACGTCAACGCCAAGCGGTCGGCTGCAGACAGCACGGTCCGAGTCGGCCACGCAGATCCATCCGGCATCGCCGACCACGATCGGCTTGCTCAGCGGGTCATCGATCGTCAGGCGAAGGGTCAATGCCGGTCCCGTAGAGCAGCCGTCGCCGGCTCGCGAGGACTCGATCAGATCGAGTTCCCAGCGATCGGGAAGCTCCGAGCACGAGACTACGAGAGGGAAGGCGAGGAACGCGATCAGGGTGCGCATCTCCCCTCAGCGTGGGGACGCATCCCGGGCGGTGTCAAGCCTCACCGCTGCGGGGTGATGCCGCGCCTGTATCAGCCCGGAATCACGAACAGGAGCCCCATGGCCCACGCGATGCGGTCGAGCACGTGCCAGCCCGGATCGATGCCGAGCGTGTACACCGCTGACGCCGCCGCCGCGATCGCGCCTGCGATCGGCCCGTGCCACTTCGGGTTGACCATGGCCCACCGTAGCACCGGAGGGGCGTGATGGCGCTCCAGGAGATGGCCTACCCGATCCGCTTTGCCGGCGGCGTGTCCACCAAGGAAGATCACAAGGCCGTCCCGACGACGCGCCTGCTGACGCTCGAGAATGCCGTGTTCACCAAGGCCGTGAGCCTGTCGAAGCGGTACGGCTACGACTCGCTCGGGACGGCGGTGCTTGGCAGCGCGACGCCCTACGCGTTGCCTCGCGGCCTCGCGGCGCGCGGTGACGAGCTCGTGCTGTTCACCGAGGCCGCGGCGTACAGCTACGTCGAGGGCGCCGCGGCGTGGTCGGAGGTCGCCGACGGGATGATGTCGATCCGGCAGAGTGACCGCCCGCTGGTCAAGACCGTCTCGTCGCAGACCGGCTGCGACTACGCGAGTTGCAACGGGGTGGCCGTCGTCGCGTGGAACGACTCGCGCGGCGGCGTCTGGTACGCGGTCACCGAGACGAACGGCGAGCGGGTCACGATCCCGCCGACGCTGGCCAGCTCGACGGGCACCAACCCGCGGTGCGTCCGGTCCGGCGATCGGCTGATGATCTTGTGGGCGCAACAGTCGTCCGGGCAGATCAAGTGCATCCTGATCGACCCGGCCGCGCCGCACACCTACGACGCGACGCAGTTCCCGCGGATCATCGTCGACGACCTCTCGACGACGCTTCCGAACTTCGACGCGGCGTACGTCAACGCCACGAACACGAGCGGCGAAGATGCGGCGGCGATCGTCTGGCTGTCGTCGCTCAACACGATCCGCGCGGGCTGGCTCATCCCGGCCGGCGTGGTCGGGTCGCCCGGTACCGGCTGGCCGTCGGTCGTGACGCACACGCCCTCGCCGGCCGCGCTGCCGCTGTCCACCGGGCCCGTGATCGCGCCGTCGCTCACGACCGGCGACGATTGGGCGCTCGCGTGGGCGGGCGGGGGCGACACCTACGGCGCGATCGTGCAGTCGGACTTCGGCTCGCTGGCGATCACGGTCGAGATGGCCGAGACGGTGACCGCCACGAGCGGCGCCGATCGGGTCGCGCTGGCGTTCCGCGGCAACGCGCTGTCGGGGACGCTCAACATCTGGAGCGAGGCGCGCAACGCGACGTTGCGTAACTCGCGCGTCTACAACCAGGTCATCGCGGTGACGGCGGGCGTCGGCACGGCCAGCGATGGCGTGCCCGACTCATTCGCCGGCGCCTGCCTCGCGTCGTGCGGGTGGGTCGACGAGCCGGACGGCGGCACCGCGCGCGCCTACGTGACACTGCTCCACCCGGCGGCGCTGTTCGCGACGTACGTTGCCGTGCGCGACGACGGCCTGCCGGTCGCACAGTCGATCCCGAGCAACGCCGGCCTCCCGCCCGGCCACACGCTGCCGCGGGTCACAGCGGGCGACTCGGACCGCATCTACGACTGGTGCGCCGTCTACCGCGCGCAGCTCCCCGTCGACGACGGCGTGACCACTGACGACGTGTTCGCCGAGGCCGGCCCGCGCCTCGTCTCGCTGGACTTCGACGCGAGCGACAGCCACCAGGCCGTCTACGTCGGGCGGACGCTCTACGTCGGCGGCGCAGTGACGTACGCCTACGATGGCGTCGGGTTTGTCGAGGCGGCCCCGTTCTACGCGCCGGATTGGGAGACGGGCGCAACGCTGCACACGAACTCCACCGCGGGCACCGGCGGTATGGCGAACGGGACCTATTCGTACCTGTTCTGGTACGAGGCGACGCTGGCCAACGGCGAGATCATCCGCGGCCCGACGTCGAAGCCCTACAGCGTGACCGTCAGCGGATCTGACGACCGCGTGACGTTCACAGTCCCGGCGCTGCGGCTCACCTGCTGGGGCCTCGGCCGACGCGAGGAGCTGCGCGTCTGCGCGGCGCGGTCGCTGGCCGGCGATGCGTCGGCGTACTACCGGATCACGTCGCTCGACCCGTCGACGGCGGGCGCAGCGAATGGCTACGTGGCCAACGTGCGCGGTGGCGACACGGTGACCGTGATCGACGACTACAGCGACGCGACGCTGGCCACGCGCGAGCCGCACTACACGACCGGCGGCGTTCCGTCGAACGACCCGATCGCGGCGTCGGGCGTCATCGCGGAGGGCAAGGGCCGCGTGTTCTGGGCCGACGCCAGCGACCCGAGCGGCGTCTACTACTCGCAGGAGCGCGCCGACGGGTACGCGATCGAGGCGTCGCCCGAACTGCGCCTGCAGGTCCCGCCCGCCGGCGGCGAGGTCACCGGCATCGCGGTCATGGACGACGCGGTCATGATCTTCAAGCGGTCCGCGATCTACATGGTCACCGGCGCGGGCCCGCTCGCCAACCCCGCGGCCGGCGGCGAGTGGTCCACGCCGGCGCTCATCACGTCGGACGTCGGCTGCGTCGATCAGCGGTCGCTGGCGACGATCCCGACGGGGCTGGTGTTCCAGTCCGCGAAGGGCATCTACCAACTCGACCGCGGCCGGCAGGTGTCCTACGTCGGCGCGCCGGTCGAGGCGTACAACGCGCAGCGAATCGTGCGGGCCACGCTCGTCGAGGACACGACGCAGGTCCGCTTTCTGACGGACAGCGGCTCGACGCTGCTCTACGACTACCTGTTCGGCCAGTGGTCGACGTTCACGAACCACGAGGGCATCGACTCGATCAACGCGCGCGGCCTCTACCACTACCTGCGCACCGACGGCCGCGTGTTCCGGCAGGCGACGACCTACGCCGACGACAACCTGCAGATCCCGATGGTGATCGAGACGGCGTGGATCCGCTTCGGCGAGGCACGGCAGGGGCTGCAGCGCATCTGGCACGCGCAGATCCTCGGCGAGCGCCAGTCAGCACATGAATTGCGGGTGCAGTGGCAAACGGACTACGACGAACCAGGCAACTGGAGCGAGCCCGTGTCCTTCGACGCCACTTCCACCGACGGCAGCGTGTACGGCGACGGGTCCTACGGGTCCGGCGTCTACGGCGGTGACGCGCCGTCGCGCTACGAGTGGACGGCGCACGTCGGCCGCCGCTGCGAGGCGATCCGGTTCCGCTTCACGTTCCCCGAGCCCGCGGGCGAGTTCGGGGCGTGCGCGGAGCTGACCGAGCTGCTGATCACCGGCGGCGTCAAGGGCAACCGCAACAAGCTACCCGCAGCAAGGATGGGGTGACCCATGGGCATCCTTAGTGGCATCGGCGGCGCGATCTCGGACTTCGGCTCGTCGGCCGGGCGCGTGCTGTTCGGCGACAACCGCGCGCGCAACGCCGCGATGGCCGAGCAGAACACCCGTCTCGAGGGCGGCGACATGCTCCGCGGCTACGCGCAGCAGCAGATGATGGGCGCGCAGGGGCGGCCCACGCCGCAAGCGCAGGCGCAGCAGCTCGGCCCGGCGACGCGCATCGACGCCGGCATGCAAGGCCAGGCGCGCGGCCAGATGCAGACGCTCGCCGACCAACTGGCCTCGGTGTCAAGCGGCCAGTCGAAGGGCGCGGGCGAGCTCGCCGTCGGTCGCCAGGCACAGCAGGCCGCGGCGCAGCAGTTCGCCGCCGCCCGGATGGCGCGCGGCGCGAACGCCGGGATCATGGCGCGGGCCGCCTCACGCCAGCTCGGCGACCTTGGCACCAACGCGGCCGGCATGGCGTCGCAGTCGGCGCTACAGGACCAGGCCAACGCGCGCGGTCAGCTCGGCGGCGTGCTGTCGGGCATGCGCGGTCAGGATCTCGACCTCGCGACGCAGCAGGCGCAGCTTGACCAACAGCGCATGCTCCAGCAGGGGCAGTTCGGGCAGCAGATGAACCTCGCGAACCAGGCCGCCGAGCTGCAGAACCGCCAGCAGAACGACGCGTACTCGTCGGGGATGTTCGGCAACTACCTGAATGCGTCCGACGCCGAGTTGCGCGCCCGGATGGGGCGCATGGCCGCGTACGGCGCGCAGGGCGCCGACGGGGGGCTGTTCGGCGACGCCCTCCAAGCGGGCGGCGCGGTGCTGACCGCCTACGCCGGCCGGCCGGGGGGCTGATGTACACGCCACTCACTCCAGGCTACGGCACGATCCCCGGTCCCGGGGGCGATCTGCTCGTCTCGCCCGACGACGCCCGACGTCTCGGGTTCGAGCCGCCGTCGTTCACGCCGCCCGACTCACCGGTGCCCGACGGCGCGCTCGCGATGCCGCCGCCCGATCCGATGGGCGGCGCGCCGATGATCGCACCCGTCGCGCCAGTGTCGCTTGCGCCGACGCCCGCCGACCAGCCTGCCGCACCCGCGCCGGTCGACCCGTACCCGCAGGCCGCGCCACCGTCGCAGGCCGCGCCCGCCGAAGCGCCGGTGCCCGACCTGTCCGCGGCGACCTATGCCGACGTGCTCGGCGAGCAGCGGGCCGCGATGGGCGCGCAGGTCAAGGCCGCCGCTGGCACCGCCGAGCTACAGGCGCAGCAGGCCGAGCAAGAGGCCAAGGCCATCGAGGATCGCAACGCGGCGATCGCGGCCAAGGAGGACGAGTTCAAGGCGCGCGAGGCCGACGACCAGAAGCGGATCAGCGACACGACCGCGCTCTACGAGGCGAAGGTCAAGGAGTTCGCCGACGCGAAGGTCGACCGCAACAAGTACAAGGTCAGCCCGCTCGCGGCGATCGGCGTCGCGCTGTCGGGCCTCGGGTCGGCGGTCAAGGGACAGGGCGACAAGAACCCGGCGCTTGACCTGCTGATGCGGCAGATCGATCAGTACGTCGAGGACGGGTACCGCGCGAAGGCGGCGCTTGGCCAAGAGGCCGGCATGCTCAAGGACCGCCTCGGCGTGCTGCAGGACACCGCGCAGAACACGCTCGCGTCAAAGAACCTCGCGGTCGCGGGCGTGACGGCGCGGACCGCGCGCGAAGTCGAGGCTATCGCCGCCAAGATGCAGCCGGGGCTCAAGCGCGACGCGGTCCACATGTTCGCCGCCGACGTGCAGGCGAAGGGCGCGGAGGCGCTGGGCCAGGCCGTGCAGTACCAGCACGCCGAGGACGCACAGCGACTCGCGCGCGAGCAGGCCGAGCGTGAATCGCGGCGGCAGGCGGCGTCGCGCGCCGCCGATCGCGCCGAGAATGCGCGGCAGTTCGATCTGACGCTGGCACAGAACATCGCCGAGAAGGAGGCAACGCGCAACGCGGCGATTGCTGCCGCCAAGGGAACGACCGATCTTGCGATCGCGGAGCGCGCCATCCCGGACATGTTCAACGCTGACGGGACCCCATATCAGGCTCGCGATAAGACGGAGGCCGCAAAGATCGCCAAGTCGTTTGCTGCAACGCAGACGCTTAACGATCGGATCTCGGAACTGATCCGCATGAAGAAGGCGAGCGGCAACAAGGCCGCCGCGCTGAAGTCAGGCGAGTGGCAGAAGATGCAGGCCAACGTCGCCGACATCCAGAACTCGCTGCGCACTGCGTTCGAGATGGGCACGCTCGACAAGGGTTCGCTCGAGCAGATGGGGAAGCTGATGGGCGGCGATCCGATGCGCGACGGATGGGGCGAGGTCGTGCTCGGAAAGATCTACCAGGATGGTGCGGAAATCGGGCTCGAGCAGCTCCGCAAGAACGTGACTGATCGGTTCAATACGACCGCGAACTCGATGCGCCTGCTCGGTACTGAGTACAAACGATGGTCGCCACCCGCCGAGCCCGACAAGGCCACGACGGACCGGATCGACACGCTGGCCAAGGACATCCAGGGCGACAAGACGCCTGACCAGATCCTCGCCGGCGCGAAGCCGGGCGCGTTCTGGTCGGCGGCCGGCAAGGTCGTCGGCGATGGCGATTCGTTCGGCGGCCGGCGCGTCACCAACCAGGAGCGCGGCGCGATCGCGAAGGTCGAGCAGGTCGGCGAGGGCGGTCTGAACCGCGTGACCAAGACGCAGCGGACCGCGATCGATGAACTGGCGACCGTCGCCAAGACTGACAAGCCCGAGGCCGCGCGCGCCAAGCAGACGCTGATCGGCCTCGCCACGGGACCGCGCGAAGATGTCGCCGCCGCCGCGCTCGAGACGCTGGCGAACCTCGGCGACGAGCAGGCGCTCGCCTCCGTGGCCGAGGCGCGCGCCGGGGCCGCGAAGGGCGGCAAGGCGCCGGTGTCCGGGGCGCGCGAGCTGAGCGCGCAGGAGGCCGCCGCCGCCGAACGGGCCGCGGTGGCGCAGACCGCCAAGACCGCCGCCGCGCAGAAGGCGATCGCGGGCGGCACGTCGCCGCTGACGCTCCTGGCCGACCGGGCGCGGGCGGGCGACAAGGCGGCGATCGCGGGCCTCGAGAGGCTGTCGCGCGGCGGCGATGCGGCCGACGTCGACCTCGGCGTGATCCGCGGCAATGCGACGGCGAAGAAGATCGCGATGCGTGAGCTCGAGGCGATTCTCGCCAGCAAGGGGCGGTGATGCCTGACGACGTGCGCCTGATCAGTGACACGGGGCAGACCGTCACGGTCGCGCCGACCGATGCCGAGTACTACCTGCGCCAAGGGTTCCGGCCCGAGGGCGGCGGCGACATCGTGCAGGCCGCGGACAAGGCCGTCCTCGCCGAGCGTCAGGCCGGCCGTGGTGCGCTCGATCAGGTCGGCGCGGCGGTGCACGGCTTCATGTCGGGCGCCACGTTCGGCGGATCGAAGGTGCTCGAAGAGGGGCTAGGCTTTGGGCGCGACGAGCAGAAGGCGCTCGAGCAGGACTTCGCCAAGACCACCGCGATCAGCGAGATCGCCGGAGCCGTCGCGCCGGCGTTACTCCCCGGCGGTCAGGGCTCGCTGCTCAAGGCGCTGCCGGCGGGCCGCGCGGCGCTCATGGGCGAGCGGATCGCGCAGGTCGGCGAGGGTGCGTCGGCGTGGCGGAAGATCGGCGCGCTCGCGAAGGCCGGCGCCGCCGAGGGTGCGATGCAGACCGGCGGGCAGTACCTGTCGTCGGTGGCGCTCGGCGATCGGGACCTGTCGGCGGAAGCGTTCATGGCCGAGGCGGGCAAGGGCGCGCTCCTCGGCGGCGCGATCGGCGGTGGCCTCGGCGCGGCGGAACAGGGCTTCATCGCTGCGCGCAAGCTCGTACCCAAGAGCCTGGGCGGCAAGGCTGAGCTGGCGAAGGCCGCCGACAACGTGGACGCCGAGCTGACCAAGGCCCTCGACGGCACGGAGCGTGCGCAGCAGGCCGCCCGCGACAAGCTCGAGGCGCTGCGACTCCAGCGCGCGGATCTCGACGTGGCGGCACAGGCGAAGGTGGCCGAGCGTCGTGCGGCCGAGGCGGCGCAGGCCGAGCAGAAGCTGGCGACGCAGCGCGAGCTCGACGCGATCAAGCTGGACCGCGCGAAGAATCCGCCGCCCCGGGCGCCGCGCACCCGCAAGCCCGGCGCCGCCGCGGACGATCTCGCGCCCGTCGAGCCGCTGCCGACCAGCGCCGCGCCCGACAAGCCCGTGCAGGTCGACGTGGTGACCGCGCCCGACGTGCCGCCCGTGGCCGCGGCGGATGGCGGCGACGACCTCCTGGCGCAGCTTGCCGCGACCAAGAGCAAGCTGGACGCGGGCGAGACGTTCGGCGGCATGGCGCAGCGCAAGCCCGTTGTCGACGAGATCCACGAGGCGATGGCCGAGATCGACCCCGAGGCGGCGGCGATCGTCAACGCAGCGAAGGCTCACGAGGCGGCGGCCGAGAAGATCCGATCGCGCTTCACGATCCGCGACCGCAACGGGACGCACCGGGTCGAGATCCCCGAGATGGCCGACATGACGCTCGGCCGCGTGAAGCAGGCGTACACCGTCGCGAACGATGCCGAGAAAGCCGCGATCCTCGAGACGATCGGCCCCGAGCGCGCCAAGGCGCTGACGGAGGTCGTCGAGGGGCGGGCCACGTTCGACAAGTGGTACAAGAACAAGAACCACTGGTACGAGGACCCCAGCTATCGGGCGCAGATGGAGCCGATCGGCCCCGCGCCCGACGATCTGGCGGTCGACTTCGCCGACGGCACGGCGCCGGGGTTCGACGGCGCGACGATGAGCGCGGACGACTTCGCGGACGTCGACAGCATGAATCGAGCGGCGGCGGACCTCGCGGAGTACGAACAGACGATGGCATCGCTCGTGGAGCAACTCGGCCCCGCCGCGCCGGCGGATCTCGTCGAGACGGCGGCCAAGCACGCCGCCGCGGTCGACGCGCACGCCGACGATGGGATCGCGCGCATGGCGCAGATCGCCGACGACATGCCGACCGCCCCCGCCGTGGCCGCGACGCCTGCCGTCGAGGCGACCGCGCCGATCGTCCGCGACGCGGCCGGCGAGGCGGCGCAGGTGGCGGCCGGCGGCGACCCGCTCAAGGCCGCGTCGCTCGTCTCGCTGCCAGGCGCGACCGCGATGGCCAAGGCGGGCGGCGGCAAGGCGAGGCTGCTCGCGGACCTCGGCGCCGCAAACGAGGCGCTGCAGGCGGTCGGCATTCACACGCCGTTCGACGTCAAGAACATCCCCGTCATCGGCCCGATCGCATCGGCCTACCTCAAGCTGCGGGCGGCGCTGACGGTCGCGAAGAAGGCCGGATTTCGCGTGCCGCTCGTCGGCGATGCGGCGGTGGCGGCTGGCTCGAGCCGGGCGCGCGACCGCGTGGCCGAGAGCGTCGAGAAGATGCTGGCCGGTGGCGCCAAGGCGGCCGGTCGCGCGAACACCGCCGCGGGGCGGATGGGCGCTGTCGCGACGCTGCCGCGCGCGGCCGAGGCGCTGCGGGCGCGGCTCTACGATGACGGCCAGAAGCGCCCCGCGCCGAAGTCGGACGTCGACGCGCTGCGGGCGCGCCTCGCCGAGCTCGACGCCGCGACCGCCAACCCGGCGGGCGTCGCCGCGACCATCCGCGCGAACCTGCGCGGCGTGCAGTCGGCGGGCGTCGTCGATGCGGTGGCGGCCGTGGCACAGCGGAAGCTGTCCTATCTGGCCAAGCACGCCCCGACGCCGCCGATCGCCGCACCCCTGTCGCGCGCGCAGTGGCGACCCGCGCCGGCCGAGATCGACCGCTTCGCCCGCCGCGTGCGCGCTGCGAACGACCCGATCGGCGTGCTCGACGACGTCTCGCGCGGCGTCGTGACGGCCGAGGCGGTCGACACGCTGCGCGAGGTGTACCCGCGGCTCTACGAGGAGGCGCGCGCCCACCTGCTGCTCAAGGCGCCGGACGTCCGCGAGGCGCTGCCGCACCAGCTCGTGGTGCGGATGTCGGCGCTGTTCGACGTGCCGCTGATCTCGTCGATGGAGCCGGCGCAGATCGCGGCGATCCAGGCGATCAGCCCGACAATGGCGCCGGCGCCGAACGCGCCTGCCGCACCTGCGATGACCCCGGCGCCCGGTGGCGCGCCGAACGTCTCCGACATGTTCATGACCGGCGCTGACCGCCGAGCGAGGTAGCCCCATGCGACTCCTGATCAAGCTGTACACCGCTGCCGGCGTCGAGCAGACCCCAAACGATGCGGGAACGTTCACGCTTGCCGATGCGACCGTCTACTACGCCGAGTTCATGGACGACATCCCCGATCGAGTCGGGCTCTCGGTGCATTGGGAGTACAACGCGGCGCTCGTCGCGGCGATCACGGTCGAGGCGAGCAACCGTCCGAGCGACGGCCCGTTCGCGGTGTCATCGTACGCCGCGGTCGGCAGCGGCTGGGCGACGACCAGTGCGACCACGGTCAGCCCGGCCGCGAGCGCCGGCGAGACGGTCGCGCACTATGCCGACATGATGTCCAAGCGGCTGCGCGCCAAGATCGACGTGACGACCGGCGGGACACTGCGCGGCACCGAGCACAGCAAGGCACGGGGTGCGCGATGACCAACTTCAGCCACAACTTCGCAGGGTCGGGCGCTATCCGCGCTGACTCGGTCACGGTAACCGGCACCGTCACCGCGACGGCGTTCGTCGGCCCGCTCACCGGCGACACGACCGGCACGCACTACGGTGACGTCGTCGCCGACAACGTCACCCTCAACGGGGTACGGCTGCTGCCGCCGCTGCCGAACACGAACGCCGAGTTCGAGGCGGCTACCGGCCTGACCTCGGCGGCGTGGTGGCGGCTCGATCGGATGATCGCGACCGGCAACCTCGCCTCGCTGGGCGACGTCACGGCGACGTTGGCCACCTTGGGGTCGCCGACGTTCGGCGCCGAGCTGGTCGGCCCCGACGGCAAGAGCCTCCGCGGGATCCACTTCGATTCCGCCACGGGAGACTCGCTCTCGGCCGACGTGCTCGACCCGGCCGCGTCGTCGTTCATCGCCGGCGGGCGCGTGGGGTTCGCGTCGGACCCGTCCGGCACCGGCCACGCGTTGCTCGGCCGCGCGAAGTACACGGGCTCGACGGTCTGGGGGTGGCAGGTCTACGTCACCGACGCGGGGGACGTGAATCTGTGGGTCGGTGACGGGAACATCGCCCACACCAAGGACGTGACCTGTGCGGCCGGCGCGCTGGCGGTTGGCGGCCCGCCCGTCGACGTCGTGGTCCAGCTCGATCGCAGTGGCGCGGAGCCAGTGGCGCGGGTACGTGTCTCGCGCGGCGGCGTGCTGATCGCCGCAACGTCGACGACCTGCACGGGCCTCGGCACGCTGTCGACGACGGGGCAGGAGTTCGGGTTCGGACCGATTCCGGCCGCGACGCCGATGTACAACGGCGGCGCGTGGGCCCAGGGTGGCTTCTGCGCGATCGGCGCCGAGGCTGCTGGCGCGACGAAGGCACAGACCGTCTCGCAGGGGCTGGGCTGGGAGGCGTAGCGTGGCCGCGCTGCCCCCGCTGCTACGCTCGTTCTCCCTAGCGGAGATCGGGCGCGTCATGCAGGCCGCTGCGGGGGCTGGCACGTCGATCGACCTCACGCCGTCGCACGCGCTCACGTCGATCCGCGGCGGCGTGGCGTTCGACCTCAACCGCGCCGACCCGTGGGACCTGATCAGCGAGGGGCCGCAAGCGGTGGCGGGGCGCTCGACGATCGGGCAGGCGGCGGGGTTCGTCCACACCACGATGGAGACGCTCGACCTGGCGACGCAGCTGTGGCGCGCGCAGTCGTTGGCCGCGTTCAACTTCGCCTCACAGGCGTGGGCGATCCTCTACCCGTGGCGATACGACGGGATCGCCGACGGCGGGCTCGTGATGAGCAACGCCGTCGGGCCGAACTCCGAGGACCCGTATTACCCGACCGCGACCTACTACGGCGCGAATCGCGGGTGGGGGCCGTCGAGCAACGGCGACGGCGGGTTTGGTTTCTTGATGCACGGCGACGCCGGGCACCACAACACCGACACCGTGTGGGAGTCGTACGACGCCGCCGACGGGCGGTGGCGGATGATGTCGCTGGGCAACAACCCGAATGCCAAGACCTCGTGGATGACCTGCGCGCTCCGCACCGACGAGCGGGCGGCACAGCTCGCGGCGGGCCTCGGCGGCGCGCAGTACGGCGTGGCCGCGTGCGCCGCGGCGAGCGCGACGGGCACGGGTGATCTGACGTCGCCCGATCCGTTCATCGTCGGCCAGCACCGCTACGGCGTACGCCAAGGCAATCAGACCGGCGCGCTCGGCCTGCCGCTGATCGTCTTCGAGGGCACCGCCGCGCTGAACTTCTGGTCGTATCGGTTCACGTTCTTGGCTGTGCTGCAAGACCAGCTCGAGAGGGCGGGGGGCTGACATGGCCAGCGATCCCCCCTCGGGCCGGTTCCGCCGCGGTGGCGACGATCCGCCGTCGCCGCGCCACGTCGACCACGCGCGCGAAGTGACGCGCCCGGGGCCGCACGTGATCGGCGACCTCGACGCGACCGAGGACGACTTCGGCGCGCACACGCCCGTCGAGGAGCTGACCGCCGCGGCGCAGGACGTCGGGGACGCTGCGCGCGCCCTCGCCGCGCACGCGATCAGCCGCG